TTATTAAATACAATACAATGATAAAAAATATAATAGATTTACTTCAGGTTGCTAATGGAGAAACAGAAAACATAAGAATAGCACAAGGTAAAAATGCTTTACCTACAACTTTTAAACAAGGCTTTAAACAAATTAAAAGGATAATCAAATGGCAATAGAAAAAGAATATACTTTAAAGCTAACCACAAAGCAGGCACAAGAAAACGTAGATGAGCTAAATAAGTCTTTAGAAGCACAGGCTGATTTAATAGATGATATTGAAAAAGAAATTATTGGCTATGAAAAGCAATTAAAGAAAACATCTAAAGCAGATTTAGCAGGACGTAAAAACCTTAATGATAAAATAAAGATAACTAAGGAAAGATTAAAGGACGAAAAGGTTGCTTTAAAAGATGTAAATAAGGAAAAGAAAAAAGCTAATGAAACGTTAAAAGAATCAACTGCAAACTCTAAAGATTATAGCGGTGTATTAGGCATTATAGACCAAAAAACTGGAGGTGCAATATCTGGGTTTACTAAATTAACTTCAAGTGTAGGAGGGGCTACAAAAGGTTTTAACTTAATGAAAGTTGCTATTATAGGAACTGGTATTGGTGCTTTGTTAATTGCTCTTACATCTTTATCTGCTGCATTTACATCATCTGAAGAAGGTCAAAATAAGTTTGCTAAAATAATGGCTGTTATTGGTTCGGTGGTTGATAATGTAGTAACCTTAATGTCTGACTTAGGTTTAATGATTATATCTGCATTTGAAAACCCACAAAAAGCCATAGAAGATTTTTCTAAATTAATTAAAGATAATATAGTAAATAGATTTGAAGGATTATTAGAACTTTTGCCAGCACTTGGTAATGCAGTTTCTTTATTGTTTAAGGGAGAATTTGCAGAAGCTGGTAAGGTTGCAGCAAATGCTGTTGGTAAGGTTGCTTTAGGTGTTGAGGATGTTGTAGGTAAAACAGAAGCGGCTATAAGTGCTACTAAAGATTTTATTGATGAGATAGTAAAAGAGGGAAAAATTGCTGGTCAAATAGCTGACCAAAGAGCAAAGGCAGATAAATTAGATAGAGATTTAATAATTGAAAGAGCAAATGCAAATAGAGATAGAGCAGATTTATTAAATAAAGCAGCAGATAGAGAAAATAAAAATGTACAAGAAAAAATAGGATTCTTAAAAGAAGCTGGGCAAATAGAAGAAGATATAACTAACAAAGAAATTGCAGCAGCCCAATTAAGACTGCAAGCAAAGATAGCAGAAAATGAACAAGCCAATTCAACTAAAGACGATTTACTTGAAGAAGCTAATTTAAAAGCAAGGTTAATTGATTTAGAAACTGCTAAATTAAGGAAAGCAAAACTGGTTACTACACAAATAGCAACCTTAACTGCTGAAGCAAGAGCAACAGAAGCAGCAGCACAAGCAATAATAGATAAAAAGGCAGAAGAAGATAGATTAAAAGCTGCATCAGATGAAGAAAAAAGAATATTAGCTATAAAAGCAATTACTGACAAATATAAGTTAGAAGCAGAATTAACAGAATTAGAACAACTAGAAGTAGACGAAGAAAAAAGGCTAAAAGAATTAGAATTACTTGATGCAACAGAAGCAGAAAAAGCAGCAATTAGGGAATTTTACGCAGATAAAACTGAAAAAGTAAAAGAAAAAAATGCAGAGCAAGAAGGTAAATTAGCTAAAATGAAATTAAATCAAGGGATGAATGATGCAAAAGCATCCTTTGATATGATTGGTAAATTAGCTGGAGAAGATAGCAAGGTAGGTAAAGCAATGGCAATAGCATCTGCCACAATTAGTGGAGTACAAGGTGTAATGAATGCGTTTCAAACTGCAAATCTATCCCCAATAACTCTTGCTTTTCCAGCATACCCATATATACAAGCTGGATTAGCTGGTGCAATGGCTTTAAAAAACATTTCAGCAATAAAATCAGTTGACCCAACTGGAAAAGGAAATACTGGTTCTGTTCCAGCTCCAAGTAGTGGGGGTGGGGGGGGTGCTCCGCCATTACCACCAGCTTTTAATATAGTAGGTCAATCAGATACAAACCAATTAGCAGATGCAATAGGAGGACAAGAGCAACAACCAATACAGGCATTTGTAGTTTCAAGTGAGGTAACTACCGCACAAGAATTAGACAGAAATATAATTGATGGTGCATCAATAGGATAAATGCAAATTTAAAAATTAAATACGTTATATAGTTATGAAAATAATAGAACTAATATTAGATGAAGAACAAGACGAAATTGGAGTAGATGCAATTTCTATTGTAGAAAGTCCTGCTATTGAATCTGACTTTGTTGCATTAAAGAATGAAGAAATAAAACTTGCTGAAGTAGATAAAGAGAAACGAATATTAATGGGTGCATTATTAATACCAAACAAACCTATTTATAGAAATGGAGAAGAAGGAGAATATTATATTTATTTTTCAAAGGAAACTATTGTAAAAGCATCACAATTATTTCTACAAAATGGCAACCAAAGTAATTCAACTTTAGAACACGAAAAAGCATTAAATGGATTAACATTAGTTGAAAGTTGGATAGTAGAAAGTGAGCAAGATAAATCAAGGCACTATGGTTTAAATGTACCAGTAGGAACTTGGATGGGTTCAGTAAAAGTTAATAATTCTAAAATATGGGAAAATTATGTTAAAACAAACAAAGTCAAAGGGTTCAGTATCGAAGGATATTTCGCAGACAAGATGGAGCAAACTAAAAAGTTGGCTAAAGAAGATATGGAGGAAAATATTTCCGAAGAAATAATAAGCCAAATAAAAGGCATATTAAATTCTTAGTATGAGACAAAACAATAATAACAAAAATTTTATACCAAGTAGAACATCTCCTGAAGGTGGTTCACGTGCTTGTTTATGTTGGGACACAAATAAGTATTCTATTGAATGTTGTGATGGAGATATAAGAGCACAGGGTATTGGTGTTATTACAAGAACAGATTGAAAATACAAATTTTAATTAATTAATCGTTATATATAATATGAAACAAAGTGAAATGTTAAATCAAATTAAAACACTTCTAAATATCGAGGTTAAACTTGAAGATATGAAGTTGGAGAATGGCACTATTATAACTGCCGAATCCTTTGAAAAAGGTAAAGAACTATTTATTGTTACAGATGATGAGAAAGTAGCAATGCCAGTTGGAGAGTATATACTTGAAGATGGTAGATTATTAGTAGTTGAAGAAGAAGGTATCATAGCAGACGTAAGAGACGTGTCAGATGAAGTACCTGAAAAAGAAACTACTGAAGACTTAGAAGAAAAAGAAGAAGTAGTTGAAGAAGAAAAAGAAATGGCAGAAGTTGGAGACTGGGAAGGAATGGAAAAAAGAATCCAAAACCTTGAAGATGCTATTGCTGATTTAAAAGGAGAAGTAAAAGCTGAAGATGTTGAAGAAGTTAAAGAAGAAGAAATGTCTGAAGAAGGACAAGCACCTTTAAAGTCAAGAACAGTAAAAGAAGAATTTTCAGAAGCATCTGCAAAACCAATTAAGCATAATCCTGAAGCATCAACACCACAAAAAAAACAAGTACAATTTGCAAAAGGCAAATACAACACAACTTTAGATAGAGTATTAAATAAATTAAACAAATAAAAAAATGAGTAATTCAAGAAACGTAAAATTAGCAACTGCTGTAAATATTACTACAACATACGCTGGAGAATTTGCTGGCGAGTATATCGCTGCTGCATTATTATCTGCATCTACTATTGATGATGGTGGATTAACTGTAAAGGCAAACATTGCTTTTAAAGAAGTAATTAAAAAATTATCAACTGGTGCTTTAGTAACAGCAGCTGGATGTGATTTTGCACCAAACAGTTCAGTAACATTAACTGAAAGAGTAATTGAGCCAGTTGAACTACAAGTAAACCTACAATTATGTAAGTACGATTTTGTAAACGATTGGGAAGCTCAATCAATGGGTTACGGATTAGGACAAACTTTACCTCCTAAATTTTCTGACTTTATGATTGCTCACGTAGCAGCAGAGGTTGCACAGAACACAGAATTTTGTATATGGCAAGGAGATACAGCAGCTGGAGCAAACAATTCTTTTGATGGATTTGAAAAACTAATTGCAGCATCAGCAGCAGCAGGAGATATTCCAGCAGGACAACAAGTTGCAGCAGTAGGTGGTGGTTTATTATCTACAAACATAATTGATGAATTATCTAAAGTAGTTGACGCAATACCAGCAGCATTATATGGTAAAGAAGATTTATTTCTTTATATCGGTTCAAAAGCAGCTAAACTATATGTGCAAGCTTTAGGAGGATTTGGAGCAAATGGATTAGGAGCAAATGGTGTTGCTAATATGGGTACGCAATGGTGGAACAACGGAAGTTTAACTGTTAACGGTGTTAAAATATTTGTATGTCCAGGAATGTCAGACA